CGTCAGCCCCTCGCGCTCAATGATGACCAGCACGAACTTGTCATTGCGCTCCTCGATCCAAGTCCGCCGGCAGGCCGCAACCTCCTTCGGCGTCAGCCCGAGGTAGCGGGTCAATAGGAACGCCCTTCGTATTCCGCCGCCGCGCTGCTTGCTCGCCGCATCCATCGCCTCGAGGACCGCCGGAGCGATGCGCTCAAAGGTCACCGCCGGCGCCCGCATGCCGACCGAAGCGGCAGCAAACTTCTGGATGCAATCCGGCAGCGCAAAATCCTGCCACTCCAGCGGATGGCAAAAGACCGACCGCGCACCCGCCAGCGTCCCGCGGACGGTGTAGACACTGCCCTCAAACTCGCGCTGATACTTCGCCACATTAGCCGGCGAGACCGCCGTCAGCGGCAGCGCCCGGAGCTGCTCATTGGTCCCGCCGAGAACCGCCCGCAGGAACCGCAGCAGCCGGTTGACATTCGCCTGCTTGGTCGGCAACTTGCTCACCTTCAAATAATGATCCACCGCCTCACCAACCGACCGCGCCGTCGTCCGCATGGCATGCGCCTGCAAGGCCACCAGCCCCTCGCGCCCCGAGTCGGTGAGAATGCCCTTTGCCTTCTCCTTGGCCATAGTCAGGTCACGCAGCCCCGTCGAAATCCGCAGCCGCTTCCGAGTGTGCGGGTGACGGAAGTCCAACTGCCACCGCGGCGAGTCAGTGGGCAGATACAGTTTGCCGGTCAGACCGGACGCCGTGACTTTGTGTGTGTCCATGCCGCAGGGGTAACGCTGCCAGACTCCGCTGTCAAATCACCCTGCCAAAAGTTCGGCAAAACCCTGCCACTTTCTCTGCCAAAAAATAAGGCAAACCATATGCAAACCGATACATTCAGTTTCAATTTCTACAGAGAAAACGACCTTCGCCGAAGTAGCTCAGTTGGTAGAGCAGCGCATTCGTAATGCCCTGTCTTCCTCTGTCCGATTACCACTCTGCCGCGTAGTCTGGCACGCGCCCTCACGGCGTCCGCGCCAGCCGCAGCCCCATCCACGCATTCACCGCGCTCGGCGGCTGCTCCCCGCGCCGCGTCGAGCGCACCGCCAGCTCGCCCGCGATCGCATAGGCGCCCCCGCGGAATCTCCGCGGCGTCATCCCCACCGTGGCAATGTCGAAGCACCACTCAGCCACATTCCCGCTCATGTCATAGGTGCCCAGCTCATTGCCCAGCTTCGTGCCCACCCGTTGCGCCGCCCCCGCATTCACCGAATACCACGCCACCGCGCCCACCGTATTGCTCCCCGCGTAAGTGAATCCTCCGCTCGAGGTCGCCCCGCGCGCCGCCCATTCCCACTCCCGCTCCGTAGGCAACCGCCACCCATTCCCGCCCGCCACCGTCACCGCGTCCGAAGTGCCGCTGCGATACACCGCGCCGCCCACCAGATACACCGGCGCCAGCCCCTGCCACTCCGACAGCGCATTGCACCACTTCACCGCATCGTACCAGCTCACCGATCCCACGGGAAAATCCTCACCCGCCCACGTCCCACGCCCCGCTAGGTCATAGCCCCGCGTCACCGCCCAATCCCGCACCCGCGCCCACAGCGCGCCCGTCACCTCATAGCGCCCGATGGCAAACCCCTCCATCCACGCCGTGCCAAACCACGCCGACTGCGACCCGCCCGGCACGCTCACCGCATCGATCGTTGGCGCCGGCGTCGGGGTCGGTGACGGCGTAGGCGTAGCCACCGGCACCAGCTCGCCCTGCATCCGGTAAAAGCCCTGGTCGCCCTGCACCCGGCCCGCATTGATCCGCCCGCCGTGCAGCATCGCGCCCTCCACGGCCACCGGCACCCAAGGCCCGTGCAGCGAATCCGCCCGCTCCAGCGTGACGAAGACATCATGTTCCCCCGTCGCCCAGCCCGCCGCCGCCAGCATGACACTCAACAACCACGCCCCAGCAATCGTTCTCATATCGCCCAAAAGTAAGCCCGACCGCCCACCCGCCAAGCAAAAAAGAAAGGGCCAGCCGTAGCTGACCCTTAGTCTCTTTCTGGACGTGCCAGATGAGCTATTGTTCTTCCGTTGCCATGGCTGCGGCACCTGCGGCGGTAACGCCGTAGACCACCTTGCCGGTGAGGTCAAAGAACTCGTCGGTGATCTTACTGCGGCCACGGTTGCCGCTTGGACCAGTCTCAGCGCCGACCACTTTGATCGGCGGCATGGCCGATCCATTGTTCTTAAACGCCGCCGCCAGATTCTTTTTGATCAGCGCCGTTTCCTTGGCCGAGTTGCTGACGATGGTGATCCGGCCAACATTACGCAAGTCGGGATTGAGCACATAAGCCTCGGTTCTGTTGCGCTGAATCGCAACCATAGGAGGAACCTTGTCAGAACTTGTAAACGATTGCGTCTTGCCCTGCGAAGCCGATCCTACAAGCTGGCTGACTGCAACCTTGCGAAGCTCGTTGCGCACGCCGGCAATGCCCTTCTCCTTGTAGATGCTACGCATGGACGACAGCGCGCTATCGGGTAGCGACACGGCAAGCTGGTGTGCCCGGATAAACGGCAGGCCGGCATTGCCAACCAGCAGGTCCGTTTTAAGCACCCGCTTGCCACTCGGCAGTGTATCGTAAATCTCTTTGGTCGGGTCGCCGAACGACCGCGCATTCTTGTCGCCCACGTTTGCTGATGCGTGGATGTCGGTCAGCCCGTTGCCTACGCCATAGTGGTGGTGCGATGTCGCCACCATCGGCGTGTCCTTTTTCCACTCAAAAAACACGTTGTAGTTGCCTTGGGCGCCATACTTCTGGCCCTCAACGACCGAGGCATACACTCGAGGCGGCGCGCTTGGGTCTTCGCGCAGGGACGAGCCAAAAGCCTTTTGGTCTGCGGTCTTCTCGCCGATCACGAACGACATGCCTTGGTCAATCGTTGCCGCGCGCACGCCGCTTGCGCGGGCCTCGTCGATGTTTTGACCGGCAGCGACCTTGCCCTGCTGCTCCTTGTTGAGTTGCCGAGCCACCTGTTGCGCCTTCATCAGCGCCAAGTCGTTGTCACTATCGAAAGCCTCAAAGGCTGAGGTTAGCCAATTTGGGTTCACGCCATCGCGCGACTTGACGGTCGGCCTTCCGGTTCCAGCCATGCGCGACAAGTCAGAGGTGCCCATACCGCTGATAACTTGCAGCGATCCTTTGCTGCGGTCTTTGAGTAGACGATATACTTCTGCCGCCAGCGCTTTGGATTCGCTAACAGGAATACCCTTGTTAATTAACCGGCTGGACAGCGAATCGACTGCATCGGCCTGCAGGCGCTTGATTCGTTGCGGTGTCTCCTTGCTGTAATAAGCGGACAGCTCGTCAATGGCCGCAGATTGCTCTGGTGATATGCGACCGATGACTGGAGCATTCTCCGGCTGGTCGGCAATGGGGCGAAGCGTGCCGCCGGTTGCTTCCTGCGCTGCGGTAAAGTTCTCGGCCACCACATCCGGCATCGCCTGCCCACGCCTCTGCAACGCCCGCTGCAACTGCGGATCTTCCTCCCGCACGCCGCGGCGCTCCAGCTCTGCGCTGATCGCCTCGTTGCGCCGAAGCAGCTCGCGGGTCTGCGCAGCGCCGCCACGCACCGGACGGCCCTCACGCATGCCCAGGGTGGACAGCCCAAGGTAGCCTTGGTTCTCCTCGTATTGGCGTAGGAGCTGGTCGGTGGTCATGCCTTCGACGGCATCCGGCATCCCCTGCGCCTCCCGCGGGATCTGCTGGGGCATGCGCACCGGCAGGTCGGTGTCTAGGTCTGGTCGCGGAGCCGGGGCATCGGGCATGAAGTTGCCGTTGGCCTTTTGGTAATCAAAGCTAAAGCCTTGGCGGCCGGTGCCAGCGATGTCATCAAAGGCGTCAAGGCGCAGCGTCTTGAGTGCGGAACCCTTGCCGCCTAGTCCGGTCAGCGGGTTGGCCGCGCGGTTGGTTTTGGTGCCGATGCCAAGCAAGGCGTTGACGGCGTTGCGGCGGGTGTCGCCGATACCGTCTGCTCCAGCGCGTCCGTTGGCATGATTGTCCAGCACGCGCCGCAGGTCGGCCTCGAGCTGCTTGAAATCCCAATTGATCTCGGCCAGAGAAGGATCGCGCTGGGCGATGGCCTTCATGGCGCGGTTGCGGAATTGCGTGAGATCGACAACGAAGGCGTTGATGTTGCCGTCCTTGGTCGCTTGCCACTCAACGAACATCACCTCGCGGTTAATGGCCTGGGCGTTGCGCAGGTCGCCCTGCTTGAAGACATCCTTCGACTTGCCCAGCGCAAAGTAGCGCACCTGCATGGTCTCGCCAGCGGTGCCGAGCGCTTCCATGCGGCGGGCGAGCTGCTTGAGAGGCGCCGGGAATCGCGTGAGGTCAAAGCGCGGCGGCAAGGTCTTGCCGGCCACAATGCGCTGACCGTCGCGGAAACGGACGCCAAAGGTCGGGTCGTTCGGCTCCTTGGTCCCGCGGTCGATCATCTCGCGCACCTGCTGCTGGCGGGCGCGGATGAACTTGGCGCGGTCGGGGTCATTCTTTTTGTCCCTCAACTTGACGTTGCCGCTCTCGTCGATGAAGGCCAGCTCGTTCTCAAGTCGGCCGTTGCCGTAGTCGCGGAACGTGACGTTCGGGTTGTTCTTTAGATCATTCGGGTTGCCCGCGCGAGTCAGCGGGGCGCCAGACGGAGCCTCATGCGCCGGGTCGTTCAGCCATTGCTGGTAGGCGCTGATGTATTGCCGGATGTTGCGGCGCATGACGGGGTCAGCGGCGAGGATTGGGTTGTCCTTAAAGAGTCTGTCTGGCGGCACCTGCAGCTTGCCGGTCTGCGGGTCGATGGGCGCGCCGGCCGCTGCCAGCGCCCTAGCATTGGCGCCTAGCACGTTCTCGGCAAAGCCGACCGGATTGAATCCCGCAGGGATGCCGCGGCGAATCTGCGCGTAGTCGATGCCCGCCGCGCGGTGCTCCTCAGCGAACACTTCATCGCGCAACCAATCCAGACGGTCGGAGTCGCCGCGAGCTAAGGCGCCCTCGGACAGTTCGTTGAGCACGCTGTCCACGTCGGTCTCGCTCACCTCGATCTTTTGCCCCGGAAACTCCCGCGCATTGCGGTTGGCTACAAAGGTGCGCGCATACTCGCGTGCCATGGAGTCCAGCTTTTCGGGACCGTAGCGCTGGTTGATGCTAGCGCGGGCCGAATTCTTCATCTCCGGCGATATGGCCGCACTAGCCAGCAGGGCGTGTCCGTATTCATGCGGAGCCACATCGGTGCGGCGGGCGTCGGCGTTAAGGAAGAGGCGGGCGCGCTGACCTTCCGGTGCATGCAGGAAGTATCCCGCCGTGCCATTGCCACCTAGCGCGCTGACGTTGGCGTCGTAGTCAAGGCCGTTGAGCGGGATGAAATCGACCGAGTCGCGGTAAAATCCCTGCATGGCAGCCATGCCAGCGAGGTCTTCAAATTTGGTATTGCGCATCAGCGCATCGATGTCGCCGCCGGCCAGCTCTACGTCGGTCAACATGCGCCCCGGCTCCTTCATGCTGTAGTAAACCTCGGCAGCGCGATCTGGCGCAGCGCGCCCTAGCTCGCCCGCATTGTTCTGCTGAATGTCCACCAGCATGCGACCGATGTCGCTCACCGCCGCATCGCGCCTGCGCCCGCGGGCACCGGCCACACGACCAACCAATCCGCCGCCCGCACCAAACAGCACACCGGCGCCGTAGATGCCCTCCGCGGTCTGCTCGTCACCCATTTCGCGGTAGGCTTCGGCAAAGGGGATGTTGACCAGCGGTCCAACTACTGCGCCACGCCCCACGGCACCGGCGGTGCGCGAAGCCTGCACGATCAGCGGGTTGGCTAGGCGCGCTGCCACTTGGCGCACGCGCGGGGAAAATGCTTCGTTCTTGGCGATCCGCGCCGGCGTTGACTCCAGCGGGACGAACTTGCTTGGGTTGACCAGCGCCTCGCGGATCTCCCGCGGCACCGCTGCGTTGTTGGCCACCGCCGCCCGCGCCACATCGTCCATACCGTTGGTCGCATCAGCCGACTCGCGCATGATCATCTTGGCCGTGCCGGTTGCGCCCTCGACGCGGCGAAGCACGCCGGAACCCATCTTGTACATCGGGTAGAGGCTCATCAGCGCCAGCGCCGTGTTGCGCGCCTCCTCCGGCGCTCCAGACATCACGGTCGCCACGGCACCGGCGCCACCGCCATAGGCTGCGGTTTTGGCGATCTTTGATTGCGTCTTACGGTCCAGTGCGCCAAAGGTCATCCGCTGCACGGCGCGCGTGAACACGTCCGCACCCTTGTCGATAATGTTGGCGCTGCCGCCAGCCGCAGCTTCCGCCGCACCCAGCGTTTTGGCGCTGAAAAGTTTTCCGAGACGCGCCGCGCCGGTCACCCTAGTTGCGGCAAATCCCGGCGCCAAGTTCTCCGGTGCCAGTAGGATTTCTGCAGGCAGTGTGAAGCTCTGGTTGGCTTTCACGCCCAGCAGCTTCTCGTCCATGATGTCGAGGTAGGTGCTGCGGATTGCGTTTTCCTTGGCGTAAAGCTGGTAGCGGTGCTCGTCGAGGTCGGCATCGGTCACCGGGGCCAGCGTCTTGCCCTCGCTGGCCATTTGTGTCAGCGGCGCCACACCGCCGAGCGGGGAGTAGACAAACTCGCCGGTCTCTTGCACGCGATACCGCGGCTTGCCCATCGCCAGATTGTTGAGCGCCAAGACCGTCTCGGTCGTGTTCAGCGCCGTGCCCTGGATGCCAGCCTTGGCCGAAGCCGGTGCCTGCAGCGCTGCTTCCACCATCGGCATGCGCTTGTAGTTGCCGTCAATGGCGCCGGTCTTGATGAGGACATTCTCCACGACTGCGGCAAGATTTCCGCCCTTGTCGAGGGCCATGTTCCAGTCAGCCACGCTCTGCAGGACACCACCGCCAATAGCCTTGGCCATCTGCCACTTGCCCGGTCGCTTGCCCTGCTCGGTCAGCTTGACCTCTAGCTCGTCCGCCTCCTTGAGCTGCTCTGGCGACAATAGGATGCGCGCATCATACTTGGCGTCCACTGTCCGCTGATCCACCTCTTCGGGCGTCAGCTCTGGCGCGCCATACAGCGCATCGCGCACGTCCAGTTCTTCTGGCGTGTATTCGGCCTTGGTCTCCTGCGGGCCTTCGTAATAACTCATGGCCGCGCCCACGCCGCCTGAGATCACGTCATAGACCGGACGCGGCGCCTGCTGGGCCTCCAGCGCGTCCAACTCTTCCGGCGTATATTCCTCTTTAGCGGCCGGCGGCATTCGATTGCTGTTGCTGCTGCGGGGTAAAACGGTAGACCCATTTGCCCTGCTGGTTTTGAGTAAGCGTCATCGTTTGGCCGGTCACTGGATCAATGCGGGTTGGTTTGAGGTTGGCGGGAGGTTGGGCCGATTGCGGCGCGGTGGTGGATGCCGCGGGTGCGGCGCCCTGCGCTGGCGATTGCTGTGGCAGACCCTGAGAAAGAATCTCGCGCGTGCGACCGAAATACTCGCGCCACACCTGCGGTGGATCGTCGCGCCGTGGGAACATCTCTTCGAGGAACTTGCGCTCGTCATTCGACAGCGGCTTGACGTATTTGGCCGCCTCCAGCACCTCGGTCTTGGTCGTGAAACTCAGCTCAAACCGCTTGGCGTAGCGATCCTGGTTGTTCCACTTGTCCCATTCGTTGGCCACAAAGCTGCCCGCCGCTGGGCCGACCAGGCTGTCTAGGTCGCTGTCGTCCGCGATGTATTTATCCATGATGCCGAGGACGCTTTGCACGCGGGCTGCCTGTTGCGCCTGCTCGCGCTCTTTGGCGGGGTCCGCTGCCTTGCTCGCGCTCTGCATCGCCTGCCGATCCTGATTCTGCCGGAACTCATCAGCCAACCGCGCGGCCTCCGAAGCCGGCACCTTCTTCATGTTCTTGATATTTTCGTAGACGTAGCGCGACTGGGGATCGAGGGAGTTGTAAATGTTGCGCGCCTCGTCGGTTTGGCCTGCGGCATGGAGCTGCGCGATTTGTTGGAACGGCTCAAAGTTAAAATGCACGCCCTTGGACGGAACGCTCATCGTGGCGCGGCGCACCTCGGCCGGCGTCGGGTCAACCATGGCGTCGTCCGGCGGGCTGAACTCGTCCAGCGGCACCGGATTGCCCTCGGCATCGGTCACGGGCGGCAACACATCGTCTCCCGATTCTGCCATTGCGTTGTTTCTACTAACGTCACTTGGGTTCATTCTTGCGATCTCCTCATCCATTGTTATCGGCGGCTCCACCACCATGCCATCGGGCGGACGGTCTAGTGGGAAGCGCTCTTCAGCCCTGCGTCGGCTCATCGATTTCCGAAGGTAGGCAACGATGTGCCGTCAAAACTCGGACCCTCTTCGGCGCGGGTGTTGGCGTTGTTAATGTTGTTGCGGGTAATGTCGCGCTGAGTTTGGACAATAGGCGCCTGCTCCATCCGCTGCCTGCCAAGCTGCGCATTGGCCATGGAGGGCATCCACGATCCGAAGTTGTCGAGCATCATGCCTGCATCGTAGTCATCCATGTCGGTGAAGGAGCTGAGTTGGTTCTCGTCAAAGCCAAAGGTCTCTCCGGCCATGCCCATGAACTTTTTGAAGTTCTTACCCTTGGCTTTGGTGCCCTGCATCTGCCCATAAGCCCCAGCCAAACTAACCAAAGCCCCGCCGATATCATTAGCCAGTTGGACCTTCGCCTGCGCATTCATCTGCGCCGAGTTGACAATTCCCTGTCCGCGGATCGCTCCGCTCTCATCATTTACGGTTGGGTTGTAAGCAAACATAGTTTTGTTCTCCTTATTTGATTCCTGCCGCCGCCCTTGCCTCTAGGCACAGGGTTGATCCGGCCACAAACGCGCGGCAGGCGTTTGGTCGGTTGTTGTAAATTGAGCAAGAGACGCCGCATCCGACTTCGCCGGTCAGCGCCACGCATCTGCTGTTCGTTGTCTTCATTAGTGGGTAGTCATCGCGCAGCATCCATTGCGGGATGCCGACAGCGTCAGATCGGTCTCGTCGTAAGATTGGCCAGCTCCACTTGTGACTGCAGCATGCGCCACACCGTTGACAGTCGAATCGCTCCATGTCGGGCGGAAGCCCTGCGCCTCCGATTGCAGGTCGATGTAGGGTGCTAGATGGCTGATGTTGTTCGTCTCGCATTGATTCTTTGGGCACCAGACGGTGCCGCCGAGGTGGCGGTTCACGCAGTTCCAGCACACCGGATAGTAGTCGCTGTTTGCGCTCTTATCCTTCCGGTGCCGCCACACGCCGTCCGACTTCTCGTAGCGGGTGTCGTCATTCGGCACGCCTTCGGCTTCAAGGTAGTTCCAGATGTCGGCATCCGACCAGTGGCGCATCGGGTAGAGCTGAGTAGGAATGCCCGCCTGCACCAAAACGTCCTGCGCGAGCGGCACTTGGCCCTTGATCAGGTCCACGTCGGCGCTTTTTTGGCCGTGGAAGGCGGCATCCCACGGGAAGTTGAATGTGCCGGTTGGGCGCTTCAGAGCTTCCAGCCCGCACAGATAGCGACCGCTGGCCAGCTCCTCCGGCTGCGGTTCTTCGGTGCCGAGGCAGAGCGCCAGCGACTTGGTGCCGATCTGGTAGAGCTTGATGAAGTCAAAGCGCGGAATGCCGGTCTCAATGTCGTAGCCGTCTGTCAGCGCATAGCCGAGAGGCGCGTAGTCATACATCTCCAAGTCCCACGCCTCGGCCAGCATGTCGCTGTAAGCATAGCGATGCCGGAAGCGCGGCTCGCGCCACTGGATCACCGGCGGCTTGGCGCCCACCTTGTGGCGGATGAGGTGCAGCATCGCTGTAGAATCCTTGCCGCCGCTCCAAAGCACGACAGGGTTGGCGCTGGCGTCCAGCCAACGCTCCACCTTGCGGCACGTTTCTTTGACCAGTTGATCCATAAGCTAGATGGCGATGACGCCGATACCAATAGCTGCACCGGCACCAGCACCGATCATGCCCATGGTCGCCGAGTTGTTGGCCGCGCCGGCCTGCATTGAGGCGGATTGCAGCGCCGCGTTGTTGTTCATTACCGAGTTGTAGCGGCTGGCTGCCATGTTGGTGTTGAAGCTCTCGACATTGCCCGCCTGTTGCAGCGAACCACCGAAGATGCTGTTCACCTGTCCGGTTGTGGTGGAAAGCGTCTGCGAGCCAAGTCCAAACGCCGGTCCAATAGCCTGCCGAAACGGATCAAGGTCTCCGTAGGCACCAGCCAATCCAACCCGCCGCTGCCTGCGGGCCAAGTCCATCTGATTGACGCTGGCCGCAAAGCCACGCCGAGCATCCTGCCGTGCGGTGCCGTAGGCATCCCGGTTGAGAATCTCAGCCGCGCTGCCGCCCATCGAGGTGCCAAGACCGCGAGCCGCAAACGCCGCGCGGGCCGACTGCGAGGCTTCGCGCATCTGCTCTGGTGAGAGCGAGCGACCGAGGGCCAGCTCCGACTCCGCATCCTGCATGAGCCTAGCCTCAATGGCGTTCGGCGTGCTCGCCGCCGTCAGCTCTTCGCCGACCACGCCGCGTGTGCGGGCTAAGTATTCGTTGTCGAGCTTACCAGCGAGTTGGTCAGCGGTCCCAAGCTGCATCTTGATATACTCAGGATACAGTCTTTTGATCGACTCTTCTTGCGCCAAGGTTTGAGCGTTGGCCACGCGAATCGACGCCTCGGCCATTTTGTCGTAGTCAATCGGCGCCGGTGCCGGTGGCACTGGTGCTGGTGTAAATGATGGTCCTCCACCTCCCATATTATTGTCCTCCTGTTTTGCTAATTAGTTTCTCCCAATAGTAGACGCGCGGCTCCAAGCTCCCCCTGCGGCACCAAGCCACATAGGTCTGCGGATGCGGCGCCACGCGCAGACACTCCCGAACAGGGTTTGCGCCAGCAGCGCCAGCAGCCAGAGTGACGAACCAGCAGTTAGGCTCCCCGAGTTCAAAGTTTTGCTCCTCCGCGTTCCACCGCACAGCGCGAGCCAGCATGAAGCATTCCGGCGAGTTCCACACATAGCCCGCCGACAAATGCTCGCCGACTGCTTCCCAGAAGTCCTGCTCCGAGTGGTTGTCCCACCAGTGTTTTGCGCGTTGCCATGGGGTCATCACGCTGCTCTGGCCAGATACCCAGAGAAAGAACTTGAAATACTACGATTGCCTCCAGCGCCGTGGTAGGCTCGCAAATCGACGTAGTCGCTGACGCTCATATAAACAAGCCCGCTAACCGTGTTGCGTATAATCGAGGCGTCGATATGCGGACCTTGCAGCGCCAAATTGCCATTCAAGTAGATTCCGAGAACAAAATTGCTGGCAGTGCCAGAAACCTGACTCGCTGCTTCAAATTGATAGTATCCAGCGATTGTGGCCGTGAAAACATTGCTGGCAAAATTGGAGTTTGTGTCTACCGCTTCCGTCTGTAGAAGCACCTGCGTCCACGTTGCGGTTGCAATCGCTTGGCTTGTAGACGATGCCGCCATAAATAGCGGGCCGCTGCTTGCGACGTTTGACGCAAGTTTCGCCTGAGTGATTGCCCCGCTGGCCACCATGCCAGATGTCACCTTGCTTGCCCCAATCGCCGTAACGCCGGAGCTTGTCACCGTGACATCTCCGCTCAGAGCTGTGGCGGTTGGCACATTGCTTGCGTTTCCAAGCAGCACCTGACCAGCCGCGATAATGGCAAGTTTGCTGTGGGCAATGCCAGCAGATGCGTTGATCTTTGCGTTCGTCACTTCATTGTCAGCGACAACCACAGTCGGCGCGGCGGCGCTGTTGAGTTTCGCGGGGGTGACGGTCTCGCCGCTCGTCCATGTGTATCCTTGAGTCACTGTTGCCATGATTGTTTTCCTTTGTTGCTAGGCTGCGGTTTGGCTTCGCTTCGCTTCAGCCTGTCTCGCTGCGCTCGGCTCAGTTGCCATGAGTAGTTGAGAGTTGAGGGTTTAGAGTTGAGGGTTAGGCGGCGTTGCGGGTCTCAGTCGGCGGGTTGCTCTGTCCTGCTGCTTCGATGCTCACGTTGCGGATCTCGGGCCGGTCCGCCGTGGTTAGAAATTCCAGTTCGCAGTAGTGTGCTTTTTGCCTGATCGGCTGCTTCAAAGTGTAGTCCTCGCTCAAGCCAGACGTATTGGCTTGACCCGGCACCAGCGTGATCTCCGCATCTGGATTGGTCAGTCGCGCCCTGACAGTGATGCCAGCGGTGTCAGGCAAGACCACATCCGAGAGCGAACGACGGAACCGCTGGGTGTGCATGCTGGCCATGCCGTAGCGGCGGGTGACAATGCGACCGGCGACCGTCCCGACATAGCCAGTGATGGAAGGATCGGGCGCGTTGTCGCCGGCCTGCTCCTCGTTGAGCATCATAATAGTGCCTGCCTGCGAGGTTGCCATGACGCGGCGACGGCTTCCCTCCGTGACGACCAAAAGGTCATCAATGCCGAAGCCGTAATCGTCGCGGGTTTCCCACTGGTCGTTGAGGGCCGACCAAATAAACAGCCAAGCACGAGGGTTGGCGCCCGCTGTCTGCGGAACGGAGAGCAGGTAACGGTTGTCGTGCCAGACGCCGACTGCGTTCTCGGAGGCTACCGGATCTAACCGTTCAAACTGGTCGGCAATCGGATCACTGAGCGGCTTGGTGTCGCCGCGAAGTTGCAGATCAAGGCGCGCGTCGAGACGGTAGACGCCGGCGTCAGACAGAAAGAAAACATACTGGCCAGCCACCGCAATCGTCTTGCGGGCCAAGCAGCCGACCTCGTCAGTCAGTAACTCCAGCTTGGACAGAGGCGTGTCGATACTGAAGTCCGAGCCGTCTGTGCTGCTGAACTGCGCCACGGTAGCCAGCCAGATCGACTTGCGCATGAAGACCAAGAACTTGCCCTCCACCCACGGCTGCACGGCGACCAAGTAGTCGTTGCTCCCTTGGTTGGCGCGGAAGGATTGGAAGAAAGAGTCATAGACTTCGGGGTCCAGCCAGTCAGAGAGAAGCACGCCGTCGCGTCCGCTTGGCACCACCAAGCGATTGTTGGCGTAGACTGCCCACGGGACCGAGGGCAGCGATTTGAATGTTGCGCCCACGGCCGGCACGCCGCCCGGGCTGCGGACAAAATCGGTTGCTGGGTCGAGATCCCAGTAGAGAGGCGCCTTCACACGGCGCACGGTGCGGCCGGTGGTGGTCGTGTCCTGCGCGGTGCCAGACGGCACGGTGATCGTGAAGGAATCCGTGGCGACCGTGGCAATGTCGTATTCTACGCCGTCAAAGGCAGCGACATTGCTCCCCTCAATCCGCACCCGCATGTCGGCGCTGTAGCCGTGGCCCGTTAGATTGACCGTCGCCGTGGTGCCCGACACCGTAATGCCGCCGGTCGTAATTCCGCTCGTCCGGTATTCCTCGCGCAGAGTGCTGGCTTCTCGGAAGAGATACAGGCGGTTGAATGCCTGCACCATCGAAACCTTGTCGCTCTGCTCAATCGTTTCGCCGGAAGGATACGTCAGCGTGGACGGCAAGTTTGTTGAAATGATTTCCTCGTCGCCGTCCGTTACCAGCGGCTCGTCGGGGTTGACGCCATCGGTGACTAAGATCGTTCCGCTGCCCCACGTTGCGCTAAATCCGCTGCCGTCATCAAAGATTTGCAGATACGCCTCGGCGGGCGCGGCGAGCACCACCAGCTCAAAGCTGTTCACGGCATCTGGCGAGCGGACCACCGCCGAAGCGAACACGCCGCCGGTATAGATGCTGCGCACCACCGGATCTCCGGTGCCTTCGCTTACGGCCAAGTTAAACGGCACGGTGAGCGGCGCATTGGCTGGCGCCACGCCGCTGGCCATCCGCTTGGCGCCCCTGCGCGTAGTTGCTACGCCGCGATCCAAACGCATATTCTCCGAAACTTGCAGCACACCGGCTGGCAAGTTGATCGGATTTAAGCGCGATGCGTAGCCGATAAAACCGGCGTCACCATCGCGTTGCACTGGACTTTCAAGTGGCATTTAGTGGCTAACCCTCATACATGATGTTGACCGCGCCTGCGTCAAAGGTGTCGGAGGCGTCTGAGCGGGTAACGCGCACACGATCAAGCGCCCCCGAAAGCGCAACATTTCCTGCGGCAAACATTTGTGCCCCGCTGTTGCTATAGACGCCTATGCCTTGCCCCAGCCAAGTATTGTAACCCACCAAATTAAGGACAAATGTTCCAGTAACGATATTTGCCGCCGCGCCCATGTAGACGACAAACCCAGCGCTGGAAGATATTGCTCCAGCGGTTGTGGTTGTGCCCTGTAGGAATGTGGACAAACTAGCATATCCGCTTGTCGTGAGGCTGCCGGAGCCTATCTGAATCAACATGTGGGCCGTTCCGGCGAATGAGACCGCATCCAGCATGACCGTAATGCGCTTGACCCACGAAGGGATTGCGGTGAAGTCGATAAATGTTCCGCTGGTGGTGGCTTGGGCGGTGGCGAGCGTGAGCGGCTGAGAAAGCTTTGCCGGGGTGACGGCGCCATCCGCCAGCTTGCTACCAGCGATGGCCGCATCGCTGGCAATACTGGCGTTTTTGATTCCGGCAAGAACTTCAAGTTTGCTTGCTCGCTTGGTAATGCCGCTTTGTTGAACAATAAGTTCGTCAGAATCGGCAACGGATGTTGCGTCTGGTAGTTGTGAGATGGTTTTGGCCATAGGATTGGAGGTGTGAAAGTGGGAAGGTAAAAGGTGGGAAGGTTAGTTGAGGGCGGCTTTGAGCCGTGACTTAAAGCGGGCCGCGTCGGCGGGAGAGATGTCGTTCTTGCGATTGGGGGCGATTTGCTGGTGGGTGACGATGCGGGACATCGGGATGTGCCAGCGCTTCATGCGGGGCACGATGTATTGGATGGCGCTGTCCATGGCCGCTTCACCGAGCGGGTCGCTGTAGGTGTCGCCGTCCCACGCCACACCGAGGGAATAGCTGTTGCAGTCTGGAACGCCCTGCCAGCTCGACAGACCTGCATGCCAGCAGCGGGCCGTGTCGTCGGCGAGGACGGTGCGGTTGCCGTTGCGGGCGATGATGACGTGGTAGGACACTTTGCTGGCGGGATTCATGCACCAGCTCACGCTGCCGTTGTAGCTACCGCTCGTATGGTGCAACACGATCATGGTCGGGGTTATGGGGCGTCCGCTTTTGTTCGGCGTGTTGAGACGGCGCTCGTCGTAGGCTTTGCTGGCTGCGGGTGTGGAGCTGGTTGTGGATGCGAATGGCAAGCTCGGCGAGGCTGGCGCTGGGCCAGTCGCGGACGGCTTTCCAAATAGTCTCTTGATCCACTTCCACATGCGCTTACTTTGCGTGGCCTTTGGGCGGCGGGTTGACGGTGACGGTGGCCTGTTGCTTCACGAAGTCATAGCCGACCGTCACGCAGCCAGCCGCAGCGACAGCCCAGCTCACGGCGAGGATCGCAACTGCAATGAGTTTTGTGACGCGGGCGAGCATGGAGTCAGAGGCGGGCGTTGTTGTCTTTGGCGACGATCAATCCCCAACCGGCGAGCAGGCTCGCGGAGATGAGGCCGAGGTCGGGGATTGTGCCGCTGGCCAGAAATTCGCGTCCGGCCGTGGACAAGCTGGCGATGATAGTGAGTGCTCCGAGTAGGTTCGTTTTCCAGTTTCTCATTTCTTTAGTTCTTTCTGTTTCTTTCTGATGTCGTGAAGGACGCTGATGAGCGTGGCCAGTCCGACCAAAATTCCGATGATGAGTCCGCCGATGCGGAGGGTTGCTTCCAAATGGGGCAGCATGCTGAACACTGAGGAGCCGATAGACGTGGCCGTTCCGATGACGCCTTTTTCCGTCGTGCTGAAATTGTGATGAAAATACTGCAAGCTCATCGCGCGGCTCCTCAGATGCGTTACTTCAAGTAGGCAAGCACGGCACCGGCGTGCAGCTTGATCTCGGTAAAGTTGCCCTCGATGGCGGTGCCGACCGGAAACGCATAGGCGCTGCCGCTGGTCGTGTTCGCCACGTTTGTCTGGTTGCCCGCGAGCGTGTGAAACTTGGTCGCGGCGTCGAGGCTTTCGACAACGCTGAATGTTCCGGTGACAGCCGTGGTGTCGGAGATGAGGCGGACGCCGTTGGCTTTGTTCGTTGTTCTGACGTTAGGGTTCATAGGATTAGTATTGGTTGACGCGAGCCGTCCACATGGAGGGTTGGCCCTGTTGGAAGTAGTATTTGTCGCGCTGCGCGATTAGCTCGGACTCGGCCATCTGCTCCATGGCGAGTGCTTTGTCGAGCTGGCCGTCTTCGGTGAGGAGGTCAGAGGTGAGCATGAGCGCGACTGCCTTTGCGATGACGCTGGGAACTGTTGCGGAGAGGTTGCTTGCGCTGTATTCGGTCGGGCGGACGCGGTAGTTGACGTAGACGGTGGTCGGTAGGTCGCTGCTTTGCGGGAAACGGACGTTGTCGCCAAGTAGGGTGTAGCCAATCTGGCGGGGCGAAACGTGGGTCGCAGGGTTGTCGCGCAGGACGGCGAAGACTTCGCCCATGGCGGTCTCGCCGGATTGCTCGTAAGGAATATAATAGCCGGTCGTGTCGTCGCCTTCGACGGTGCGTTCCTCAACGCGCATAAGCTCGGGCCAATCACTCCACTCCCAGCAGTCCGCGATGCGTTCGTTGGCGGCGGCGACCATCATGGTGCGGGCGCCGGATGGGATGGCGTCGATGGTGCTGGCGTCGTTGCCGACACGTTGCCATGCGCGTAACAAAATGCTTTGTAGGGTAACAGTTCTCACGGGGACACTAAGGCACTAAGGGTTTCCGCCTACGCTTTGCTCCGGCGTGACAAGCAGGGCTTGCATGGCGGACTGCACGGCGGCTTCGAAGGTGATGGGCGGCTGCGGCCAGTCGTTGCGGGGGCTTGGATCGGACGCGAAGATGGCGAGGATCTGCTGCAAGTATTGCTCGATGGCGTCCAGTTCGGGGCTTTGCTGGCCGGCGGCGGCGAGGGATTGGCGGAGATAAAGCAACGTGGGCTGGCGTTCGCCGCCGAGGCCGACGCTGCGGAGGTGTTCTTCGGCGGTGACGGTGGGCAGCGGCGTGGGGATGAGCGTGCGACTGGCGGCGTCCCACATGAGGCTGCCGTTTTGCAGTCCTTCGCCTTGCTCGTCGGTGAGCGGGAGCGCGGTGATGCCTTCTGGTAGCGGATCGGCGATGACGGTGCCGATGCTGACGGATTCGCCTGTCGCGGTGTTATAGAGGAGGTGCCAGTTTTGCATATTATGGGATGCCGATCAGACAGAAGCCGTAGCGGTCGGGGTTCGCACCGATGTTGTGCTTCACGGCGAGGCGGGAACCGCTCGGAATGTTGCGGCCAAAGAGCGATAGATAAGGCGGCGAGGACTGCACGAACTCATTGGCGTTGTAGTTGACGATGGTGGCGCCAAAAGTTTGCTCGCTGCCCGATGACCCCACGCCAACATCAAATTGCGGACTAAATGCCGCGATGCTGCTGTTGTGCGTAGACGGCACGATGGCCACGGCGCGGTAGGCTTGTGATGTTGATGCCGTTGCTTGCACCCATGTTCCGCTGGCTCCGCTGAAGCTGATGCCTTGGCTGTTGGCCGTGTTGCCGCCGATGACATCCACGCTGGTGGGCGCAGTGGCGTAATCGCTGCTCGCTGTAAGGAGAAATACTTGTGCGGTTGCCGTTTTACCGCCCGTGACCACAGACTGAATGCGGGCAGACAGTCGCGTGCCGCTGGGGATTTGAAGCGGAATAGAAACGGCAACGCCTGTTGGGCCAGCCGTGGCTACTGCTCCACCAACGGCAAGGTTGGAAATAATGTTTGTTTCAGACCCGCTGGCCCCTGTGGCGATGTCAATGAGTGTGGCGGTATTGGTGCCTGCCACGGCGATGTCTTGCACCATCAGCACCAACAGTCCCGCATTGGCGGAAGCGGAGGCGATGAGTTCGGTATACGATCCCTTGGTGTGCGCGGAAGTGTTGGCGGTGAGCGATACTTCGGCGCTGGAATTGACGAGGGTATAAGCCGCCTCAAACCAATCGACATTGCGGAAGAGCGGCGTGGCACCGAGATAACCTTTTTGCAGGAGGGCCATAGGTCAGGGATCGGTGATGAGATACAAGGTGGCCGCGTCGGGACTTCCGATGGCGTTGTATTCGGCTTGGGTGAGGCTCACGATGTTGTTGACCACGTCACTGCCGCTGCCTGCGGAGGTGTCGCTGACGACGTTGGTGCCGGAGCGGTTGGCGATGGTCAGCGTGCGGGTGGTGCCGGTGGTGATGCCGGAGAGTTCAAAGGCTAAATTTTTGGAGCTGTCGCCGTTGTCGTAGAGGAGGAAGTTGGCGTCGTTGAAGACATCCGGCAGAATGCCGGCGTAGGTCCAGTCAGTTGCGCGTGTTCCGGTGGTGGCAACGCGAATGTAGATGCCAGCGGGTTTGCGGTTGATGAGCCAAGTGCCTTCGGGTTCGCGGACGAGGTAGGCGCTGTCTACGGCTGGCGGGTTGGCGGTGGGCAATGCGCTGAAGTTTTGCACCTCGCCGTCGATGTAGGACGCGCCGCCGCCGCCGCCCGATCCTTTTTGATCGAACGTGCCGGAGAAGGGGTTAAACGTCCAAGGCATTTGAGATTAGAAATTGGAGATTTAAGAGCGGGTGACTGTGGCGATCTTGGCGTCATCGCTGGACGGCGTGCCGCCGACATAGGTGAAGGTGAGCGTGGCGACTGTCTGGCTGCCTTCTTTGTAGACCACCGTGGAAAGGTTGTTTGTCGTGCTGACGTAATTTAGCTCAACCGCGTTGTGCTGCGGGATGTTTAGTCCGGCGATGTTTCTGACTGAGACGTTGGGGTGCATGGGCTAAACTCTCTAACTTCGCTATAATTAGGCGGCGGGTTGGGCGGTCATGCCGAGTTGCTGGTCTTGGGCCATCTTTTGCAGCGCGGGCTGGGCGCCGGTGCGGCCGATGACTGCGTTTTGCTGCTGTTGCAACTGGAACTGGAAGGCTTGTGCTCTCGCGTCGATCATGCTGCGGAAGATTTCGTCTTGGGCGTAGCGCTGCTGGACGGCGGGATTGCTCTGGATGATTTGCTGCAAGGTTTGCAGCCTGACTTGCGCGTTTTGTCCGCCCTCTTTGAGCGGCGGCTCGGTGCCTGCGGCGATTTTGGCGAAGGCTCCTTGCTCGTCCTCCTGCTCGGCCTGGGTAGCGGCGCCGATGTCTTTGATGAGGATGCCGGCGAGATTTGGGTCTACTGCCTGCATCATATATTGGACCAAGCCGACTCGATCGATAACGCCGAAGCTGTCCAAGGGGACCAAGACTTTGGCGAGGTAGTCTAATTTGGCGCCGAGGGCTTCGGAGTCGAGCAACCGGGCATCGAACTCGCACGTCACGTCGAAGCGGCCGCGGATGTCGGCGGGGCTGGCAGTGAGCGGGAGATTGGGGTTGCCGGTGACGCGGGCGACTTCTTCCGCGGTCATATACTGCTGACAAAGAGCGAGCGTCTGGACGAGGCAGAGCTTCATGTCGAGCAGCCACGAATCGACCAGCTCCTGAGTGTGGAGCATGTAGCGTTGCGGCGGGACGGCTTCGCTGATGCGGCCGAAGTAGTTGTCCACGTCGTTGCGGATGGACATTTCGACTTCGATGCTGCCGGCGTCGGGCTGCGGCGGGGTCATCCAAGAGATCTCGCCGGGGCGGCGCTCAGGGATTTGCACACCGGGGCCGAGGATGAGATCCATCTTGCCGCGGGCGGCACTGGTTTTGAGCGGGGGCAAGGTGACAATGCTGGCGCGGTCGCCTCGCATGTCGCGTTGGATTTTGACTTCTTCCTGGGCGGTCTGGACGATCTCTGGCACGCCGCGGGACTCCAAGATGGGGCGTGAGGCGCGCTCGCGGGGCAGCTCGACGAAGGGATAGAGCGCGTGGGCGTAGGGCAGGATGTCGTGGACGGCGGTGCGGTCGGGAACGTGGTAGCTGAGGACGGTGCGGGTGACGCGCATGGCCTTGGTGCGGTCGTCGTGCTCCTTCCTGTAGACGTGCCAGATTTCGATCATGTCGCGCTGGTGGTCGTAGAGGAACTGGTCGCTGCGGTGGAGGTTCAGCGAGATGCGGCGGATGTCGCCTTTCTTCTCCACGACTTGCTCAACCCATTTGTCGTCCCAGCCCTCTACAGCGGCACGCTCGCGCAACTCCGGTTCGGTCATTAGCTCGCGTCGGGCAACGAACGCGGCACGCTGTAATGAGTAGGTCTGGGCGGGGAAGATGATGTCTTCCCAAGGCTCGAGCGCGGTCCACTGGGGCCGGCTTTCAAAAACGTAGGGCTGCTCCCATTCGACGAAGCCTTTCTCGCGGAAGGCGCGGACCTTGGCGGTGCTGCCGAGTTCCGGGATCACTTCGCCCATGAGCTGGGCGGCGAGTTCTTCTTGCTCGGGGTCAAGGACGACCTCGAGGAGGGCTTGCAGGTTGGGGTCTTGGGACTCTTGCAGCATCATCATGGCGTCTTCCATGCTGAAGCTCTTGATCTCGGTGCGGGTGGTCTTGATCCAATCGACGGCCATGACGGCGAGGCCGTAGGTCTCTCGGAAGTTGGCGGCGAGCTGCACTTCCCTGCGGAGATCATCCAAGACGTGCTGAAAGAGGAGCCATTTCAACACACTTTCCGCGGCGCTGCGCTTGTCGATGTCCATGGACTCGACGGGCTGGACTTGGACGCGCGCCTTGAAGAAGGCGTTGGTCAGCATGGCAACGTGGTCGCGGACGATGGTGTCAGCCATGCGCACGCGGGAATCTAGGGACTTGTCCCAAGGGAATGGGCGCTTGCCGAGGGCTTCTTGGTGCTTGCGGCCGTCGTCGGTCTGACCGGCCCAGATGCAGAAGCGGGTGTTCCAGTTGCGGAGCTTCCGCTGGACGTAGCCGCTGCCATCGGCGTCGGCTTCATCGATGTCCGAGAGGATCTCGGAGATTTTGTCGCGGTCGGGTGCTTTGATCATTTGGCTACGTTCCGCTTGCTAAGTTGCTGCATGATGTATTCGGCCGCCGCACGCTGTTCTGGAGTGGGGTCAGGCACCTCGCCGCTGTTAGCGATTAGGCGCGAAACAATTGACTGCTTGAACGCAAGGTCGTCTTCCGCGTAGGGCTTGCTTGATGCGTCCTTGCCAAACTCTTTTTTGCGCCATTCCTGCTGCATGGGCGTGATGGCGAATTGAGGCGAGTAGCCTTGCTCGTCCATTATGTGCCTTGCCGCTTCTAGCTTGAGCAGTCCTTGATACGCCTTTGGGTCTGCCATGTAGGGATTGAACGGATTGGCAACCACTACGCGCGGCTCGTCTTTAGGGCTATTGTTCATGCCACCGCCCCACGCCATTCCGGCTACATTAGTGTTGGCGCGAAAATAATCTGTTAGCCCAAGCTCGTCCGCCGTGCGCTCTGGATACGGTAGCGATTCGCGCATAAGGTTCTGGCCGAGCGGTCGCCCTGAGCGCGCATAAACTGGTGCTGGGCTTGGCATGCTAGGGGACGAGGACGGTCGTTTTGCGCGGGGTGTAGTGGACGGCGGTCTCGGGGTGGCGCTTTTTGAAGTCGTCGCGCCAGCCTTTGTCGGCCCAGCACCCGGGTTCGGTTTTTTCCCAGGCCCAGTAGACATCGGCGTCGATGCTCATGGTGTGCTGGCCGATGCCTTCGACGGCGCACTGCTCGAGGCGCTCGTTGGCCTGCGCGATGCGCTGCTGCTCAAGGCCGGCCATGACGGCCTTGGCGTTCCAACCTGTGAGGAGTTCCTCTTTTACGAGGTGGGCCATCTCATCGCCCAGGTCGTTGGCGATGCCGGTCCAGAGTGAGTCGGCCATCCTGAAAGCTGCGGCGCCCGGAGACGCCGCAGGTGATTCAAGACTTGGTCTGACTTAGAGCGCGTTGACGTTGGCGATGTGGAGGAAGACCTCCAGTTCGCCGGTG